ATGCTGAATCGGTTTGCCATCGCGGTGTCCCTTGCATTCGTTCCACTTGGCTCCCAGGCACAGAGCCATCTCACCGTCACCGGCCAGTGGGAATATCACGATGCGTCCCGAATGGAGGCGGACGAGGGACTCAATGTCTGCTTCCAGCTGGACGCGACTTCTGTAGCCCGGAATCCGCAGCTACAACAGTGGGGCGGCGCTCTTTGCCTGTCAAACCCTTCGGAGGGCGCAAAGCTCCTTGGGGTCGTGCAGGCCGCCCAGAGGCCTGGGTGCAAGTACGTAGCAAAAGGAACGGCTACCGTCGTGCTCGCCAATGTGAGGTTGCTGCCGGAAGATGAAATGTACGACGAGCGCATTGAAGCTCGCCTCATGCAGGTGCGGGTGAATCGTGTGACATCCGCACTTGGCAGTGACTGTGACCGCTCCATCACTTCGCGGGGATTCGCGTCTATCCACGAGGCCATCGCTGCACTAGGAACTCATCCAAGCTATGCAGGTGTGTCGGCATCAGATTTCGTGCGTATAGATGCCGGCAATGGCTACGCTGAGCTTGATGCGAGCACGCAGATGTGGTTGCCGCGAGGTGCCTCAAACATGCTGGTGACGTACTACGAAGGCAACTCCGGTTTGCATGAGCTGGGCGTCTATCGGTATGAAGGGGGCCGGTGGCACAACGCGAGTAGTGATGTGCTGCCTGGGTACACTGAGAGCGCCAAGAAGTTCAAAGGGACCAACTTCTACTTGGACAGCAGCAACGGAAGGCCGGTACTGAGAAGCCTTCCGGGGAGGGAGGCATGGACTTACGCAAATGGTCGCTTTGCGCGGCAGCGGTAGCTTGGCCAGGGCTGCGCTGGTCCTGGCCTAGCCGCTACGGCTTGGCGTGGCAGTAGTCCGCCCAGTCTTGCATGAGGGGAACTCGCTTTTTGAACATATCAGAACGGAAGTAGGCTGCCTCGGTCTTGGATTTGATGACGTGTCCAAGCGATAGCTCTGCCGCTTCTCTACTGTGATGGGTGGCCTCGGCGGCCCAATCTCTGAAGGAGCTTCGGAAGCCGTGGCATGTCTGTCCCGCTCTTAGCGACTTCAGGAGTTTCAAGGAGGCCGCAGTTGTGATGGACTTACCTGGCTTCCCAGGAAACAGGAAAGCGTCCCCCGATGTTGGAAGGCTGGTCAGCAATGCAATGGCTTGGGCGGATAGGGGGATAGCGTGTTCCGTTCCGGTCTTCGTGCGTGACCCTGGAATTTTCCAGATTCCATTGGTCAAGTTGAACTCCTCCCATCGAGCGGCCGAAGCTTCGCCGGGACGAGTCGCTGTAAGAATCTGGAGGCGCAGGCAGGCTGCGGACAGGTCAGTCTTGGACGCCAGCTCGCGCATCAGGGCTGGCACTTCTGTGTAGTCTAATGCAGGTCTGTGTGCGACCTTTTTTACCTTCGCAGGGGAGGGAAGGAGGCTGCGAAGATTGCCGCGCCACGCAGCAGGGTTGTCGCCCTCGCGATAGTTGTTGGCCTTCGCCCAATCAAGGACTCGTTCCATTCGTGCCCTGACTCTGGTCGCGGTCTCGGTCTTATCGAGCCAGATTTGCTTCAGCACCTCGTATACATGGTCCACATTGATTTCTGAAACGGGTATGTCCTGAATCGAGGCGCAGTGTGTTTTGAGGGTCGAGGTCCATTGCGCTTTGTGCTTTGCGTTCCGCCATTCGTGCTCATGTGTCGCAATGCAGTGCAGTGCACACTCTCCGAAGGTTATTTGTCTTGCCAGGCCGCGCCGCGCCGCTTTCAGTGCGTCTCTTTTTGCGCGCAATGGGTCTATGCCTGTCGCGAGTTCAGCTCGGAGCTGCTGGGCGCGATGCCTCGCTCGCGCAAGGCTTACATCTCTGACCGAGCCTAGTCCCAAGTCCTTCAACTTACCCGTGAGCCGGTCTCGGTAGCGGAAAACCCAAGTCTTACGACCACTGTCCTTCTTGACGTACAGATACAGGTTGCCGCCGTCACTGTGCCTGCCCGGGCCTGCGTTTTTGACTGCCACCGCTGTGAGCATTGCCTGATTTCGTTCCCATCTTTGTTCCCTACATGATAGCCTGGCTGGGCGGGAACGGCCTAGACTCTATTTGTATTTCATGGCCTACAAGTGTCTGATTTATAAGATTGTAAGTGAGTTGTGTGGACGGACTGGATAAAATTTGTATTCTGGTTTGGATGACACTCTCTCCGCCAGAATTTTCGAAAAGCCCCTAGAAATAGGGGCTTTTTCTTTGTCTCAGCTATTGCTACCCGCCCGCCTACCCATCCACCTGCGCAGGCCGATTCAGCGCGATCTGTTGCCGAACCCAGCCTTGCACCTCGGATTGTATCCACAGTGCGCGCCTTCCGATGCGGATTGATCTCGGAAAGCGACCGGCCTTGATCTCGCCGTATATGAAGGTGGTGCCCATACCGGTCATCTGCCGCACGCGGTCCAGTGACAGCAGCTCTTCCAGCTTTTCAGCCGCGCCCATGTCTGCCTCCCGTCGCGCGCTGCGGTTTATGTGATTGCTCAGCCAAGCTGAGCTTGAACTGCACAACGTTGGCGGGGGCGCTAGGTGCGGCACGCAGGCTTCGTGCCGGCCGATTTATCCGCCGCCACTCGGCCAGCGCTGCATCGGCGTCCACCTTCTTGCTGGTCGCCTTGCAACAGCATTCGACCAGGTGGCCACCGCCGGCGCTCGTGCAGCGCATGTCATGTATGTGGCGCGCGCGGTGGCCGGCAGCGCAGTTGGGCAGGCCTTCGGGATGGCTGATCTGCTTCTGAGTCATGGCTTTTCGCACTCCGTAATGTGGGCTTCCAGCTTTTCCAGCAGGAAGGTGGCTTGCTTGGACCGGTGTTCCCGGTCGAAACGGTTAAGGGCAAAAGGGCTGGCGTCACGCAGCCACTGCAGCGGCTGCAGCATCCAGCGCGGGTCGAACGGAAGCCGGCTGCGCGGATCTACCGGCGGCGCCGGCGGCATGCAGTCAGGGCCGGCCCAGTCTTCGGGGTCGCCACACACGGTGCACGTGCGGTTCTGGAACACGTGTTCCTTCTCCGGCTGCTGCACGCGCGGCTTTTCGAACAGAGCGCGAATGACCAGGCCACGCTGCGGGCCGTAGTAGACCTGTTCGGCGTTCGCTTCGGCCCAGCAGCCCGGCGCGAAGTCGTCCGCGTGGCGGTACTCCCAGCGTGCGACGTGAGCCGAGTAAAGCTCGGCCATCAGGGTGTTGGCCCAGGCGCGAACCTGGTCAGCTGCTACAGGGTCGCCGGCCGGATCGATCCGACGCATGGCGGCGACCACCGCGGCCACCGGCGACGATGCCTTGGTGGCCTCGACCACTGCAGCCGGGGAAACGGGAAGTGGCGCGGTCATGGGGATGCCTCGTGTGCTACGTGGATCTGCTTTCCGATCCATTGGATTACTGGTACGGCGAAACTGTTGCCAAGCATCCGGTAGCGTGGTCCGTCAGCCATCAGGGGACCACCATCCGTTCCGCCCGAGTGGCGATGCAGATAGTCGGCATAGTGCGAATCAGGCTCGTTCTTTCGCTGCTTGCGGGGCTTACCAAGCTTCGGAACAAGGGTCCAGTCATCCGGCGCGCCCTGCAGACGCTCGCACTCACGCGGGGTGAGGCGGCGCACCTGGTTGGGAGTCAGCAGTGCCGGCGCCGGGCTGTTGGCATCCAGGCAGGTTGTCCGTTCCTTGAACAGTTTTCCTGCGTTGTTGCTGGCGGTGTTGTGGAGCTTGGTCGTGTAGGCAACCGCAACCTGACCGCCTGCATTTGCATTGCTGGTTTGATGCCCCATCGCACGCAAGGTGGGGGAGACCTGCTCGCTCACGCTCCTGGCTGGGTCACTGTCCTTGCAGCCGAATGCGATCGCAGGGGCGTGCGCGCCTGCGCACAACGGATGGCACGGATCCCCAGGCTTGGGATTGGACACGTTGGCCTTGCTTGTAATCTGGGTCGTGTCGAAGGCGACGGGAACCAGCGGTGTGCCCCGCTCAGTGCCATCTTCGCTGGCGTCGAATCCCCCTGCACGCAAGGTGTGCGCGACTGCCGGGATCAACAGCCCAGAGTGCGCGTCCTGCTGGGTTGCGCTGCCAGCGGCTTTCGGATTGGCGCTCAACGTCCCAGCAACTAAGCCGCCCTGGCACTCGAAATCGGTTCCGAGTCCGCCGCCGCCTTGAGTGCGCGCGCTAAGGGTTCCGGTAACGCTTTCCCCCGCGACGCGGCGCGGCGCAGAATCCCCGCGCAGGCTGTCGGACTCAAGAAGTATCGGGGCGCGATCACTCCAGTTTCCAGTATCGAGGACAGCGAACACGCGGCGGCGCCGCTGCGCCACTCCGAACCACTGCGCGTCAAGCACGGACCATTCGACCAAGCCGTTGTCACCCAACGCAACGCCTTCGGATCCCCAGCCGCCCGTGGGGACAGGCAGGTCGGTTCCTGCCATTGAACCAACCACGACAGCAAAGTCTCTGCCTTGGTTGCTGCTGAAAGCTCCAGGGACGTTCTCCCAGACGAGCCAGCGGGCGCCGCAAAAATGTCGAGCTGCATTGAAAATCCTCATCTGGTGGTGGAATAGGCTGGAGCGCGGACCAGCGAGGCCCGCACGTCGACCAGCGACCGAAAGGTCCTGGCACGGGCTGCCACCGATCAAAACGTCGAACGCGCCAAGGGTCGCGATTCGCTCGTCCGTGATCTCAGTGACGCTTCCCAGATTGGGCACGTGAGGCAGGCGGCAGCGCAGCAGTGCACAGGCGGCTGGTTCGATCTCAGCGACTCCAACGCATGTCCATCCCAGTGGCGCCCACGCAAGGTGGGCCGCTTCCATACCGGAGAAGAGAGACAGGTAGCGCATCACGCCAGCTCCGAGCGAATCTGCATTGCTGCCACTAGACAGTTCGCAATGGAGGCCGGGACTGGACTTAGATCAGATATCGCCATCGTCATCGCCACCGGCATGGGCTTGACCAATGCAGCATCTGAAGTAGAGTCGTCGGATTCGAATTGGAGCTTGCTAAAGTGGAGACTGGACTTTCTAGGAAAAAGCGTGATGGGGCCCACTTGGGCTATCGATACAGGGTTATTGCTCAAGCCATGACTGGTGGTGGCATCAGCTACAGATTTCTCATCGACAACAAAAGAGTTGGCTTTGCACACAGCGATAAGCTCGCGTCCTTGGATGATGCTCTTGACGTAGCTGAGAACGCGGCTATTACGCACATCGCAAAGCTTCCGCCAAAGTCCAATTGAAGTTGGCGTAAGCGGGAATTTCATGGTTGCGGATGTGGTCATGCTCGCGGCTCCTTTGCGCCGTTGATCTGCTGGCCGCCGAGGGCGGCGCTGAATTCCCAGCGCTCTGCCTCGCGGGTGTAGAAGGCGGCGCGCTCCTGGCGCTCGCTTTCGGTGAACTGCTTGTCGGTCAGCGCGTGGTCGGCGGCTTCGCGGTTGGCCTTGGCCATGCGGGCCGGGTCGTCCTTGAAAATGTCGAGCTGGTTACGCACGGCACGCCCCCGGCTGCGTGGACATGGCAAGATGACGGCCAGTCCACAGGGGGATTGGAAAATGAGCTGGTTGAATGCTCTGAGCACATGTTGGACGCCCGGCCAAGGCGGGTGCGTCGTGTGGTGGGACGCGTGGGCGGCAGTTGGCACGATTTGCGCGACTATGGCGGCGGTTTGCCTCGGCCTGGCCCCTATGGTCGCCCGTCGACAACATGCCAAAGCTGTAGCCCGAATTGCGAACATCCGCCTCGGAATCCAGCTTTTGCACATTGGGGCAAGCTGCGCACTGGCGAAGGACGCCACGACCGCAAGCGATCACAACGTGGCGCGGATCAATGCCGAACACTGTGATTCGAAGCCCTTCTCCGAGCTCATCCCATACTTCGACGTTTTGCCGGCCAAACTGAGCAATGCGATTGGACTTTGCATTGCCGATATCGAGACTATGCACTCGCTGTTCGCTAAGGTGAGCTTTCGAGCCGCTGGAACTGGCGCGCCAAATGCTGATCTCTTTGGTTTGCTTAACCAGGTTGACGCCACAATGTGGAGAGCACGGCGAGAGCTCAACAGTTACTTGTCTGCAAAGGACAAGGATGTGACAGCCGAGATCGGTGTAATGGCGACTAGTTTGCTGCACTTGGCTCAGGCGGCTGAAGTGGCTAGTCCTGCTTGGGATGAAGATTTCACACGGCTCAGAATTCTCGGTCGCCGTACCTGACCGGATAGCTCTTGACACTGCAGGTTGAAAATCGACGACGGCAGTTGCGGGCATGGCTGCTCTCATCAATGGCGAAAGTGAATGCCGACTTGTGGAAGTCCGGCCGGCGCGGAGCCCGGTTGCTCGGGCGGGCGGTTACTCAGTGGGTGTCGTCAGCGGGCATCGGCGCGCGCTGTCGCTCTGCCGCGCGCTGCTGCATTTCCTTGCGGAAGGCAGGCCAGTTCCGCACCAAGTCGCGCACGCCGCACCAGGTGAAGAAGACGACGCCTGCAGCGAAGGGCAGGAGGAACGAGGCGGCGTCGGTGTAGATGGCGCGCGCGAGCAGCGCCAGCAGCAGGCCGACGATGACGGCGCAGTAGAAGGGCAGGGCCAGGTGGCGCATTACTGGCCCTCCACTTCACTGATGAAGGCGCGCAGCTTTCTGCTGGAGGCGGCGGGCAGCGCTACATAGGCGCGGTCCACGATGACGTGATGCTGGCCGGCGTTCTCGCTGAAGGTGGGCGCACCGTCGGCGGAAGCGAACATGACCATGACCCTGGTGCCCTTTGTGCGACGCCAGCCCGAGACGCTCCAACCAGCCGGATCCCGCATGGCACGCAACCGCATGCCGCAGCCGGGGACTTCAATGACGGCGAAGTCTGGAATGCTGGAGGCGGTCATGCAGCACCGCCTTGGGCGCGCGCTGCACTGCGGACGGCGGCGACGGCGCCTGCAGCGCTCTGGCCGTGCCGCAGGACTGCATTGGCGGCGACGCTGGCAGCGACGACGACCTGGTAGGGGAGAAGGCCCCAGCGGCGCCCGGCGCGGGCGACGATGCCTGCGGCGGCAGCGGCGCGCTGCGCCTGGGAGTGGTTGGCGATGACGGCGCTCATGCGGCGGCGTCCTGGCTTTCGCCGCGCAGCTGCTGGGCAGCGGCGATCAGGGCGCGCGCTGCAGCGGTTGCCTCGTCGGCGGTGTAATAGATCCGGGCGGCGCCGAAGTTCTGTACGACCTTCCCGCTGACCGTGTCAGCCTTGGCGGTGCCGGGGGCGGTTTCGGTGTTGAGGGCCAGAGTGGCCATGGTTGATCTCCTGCGCCGCGCCCCGGGATGGGGCGGTGTTCGGCGACAGGGCAACAATAGCTACGCTATCTAAACGCGTCAACAGCAATGCTATCTAAACTTCAATTTGATAATTAACAGGTTCAGGATTTGCTGGGGCGAACGGCGGACGCTCACCCCAGTCGTTACCCGTAGCGGCTCCGTAGCAAGCCGGCATCCTCAAACGAAACACCATCGCGGATGCAATCCTGGGCGCGCTCCAAGTCCTGGTGGAGCTGGATGAGATCTTCGTCTGGAAGCTGCTCAATACCTGCGAGTCCGAAGCACGCTTGATCGACAACCACCTGCATCTGCCCGCCCCAGCGGCGCACTAGGTGGCGAATCATCCTGCAGTGGGACTCGCGCACCATCACATCCATTTTGGTCTGTGCTTCCGCCAGCATCTGTGCGGCGCTGATTTTGTCAGGCCGTGCGGCGCTTCCTACCGCTGCCAGCTTCGGCTTTACCCCCAGCTTTCGCTGGGCGCGCAAAGCGATCAGTTCCGCCAGCTTGTCCATCTCCCGATCCAGATCCATCAACAACTCCCCCCTCCTTTCGCATTTCAGCAGCAAGCGCAACTCGGATTGCTTGGGCGAAAAGATCTGGAGCCTGCTCAACGTCGAATATTTCGCCGGTGGCCAGACCCAGTGCTTTCCGAGCAACTCCGATGGCGTTGAGAACGATAGCTTCGTTCAGTCGCGATGGTTGCGACACCTGAAAGTGCTCACGAAGTCGTGCGTACTCGGCACTGACCAAATGAGGTTCGGAGCCTATGACAGCTGCTAGGAGTTCGGCCTTGTCCCAAGGGACCGGGCGATGGCCGCTCGCGAACTGCGAGATGAAGCCAGGGCTTACGTCCAGGCGCTCCGCAACCGCGGCTTGCGTATGACCTGACGCGGCGAGGGCGCCAGTGATTGCAAGCCCTTCGGGGGTTTTGGGGTTGGCTGGCCTAGGCATATAGCAATGCTATTTGACTGGGTTCATAGCCGCGATCAGCAGTGCTATTTACAGAGATAGATAGCACTGCTATGTTTGCCGCATGACGACGCCAATCCTTAAGGCAATTGAAGTGCTCGGCGGACAAGCTGCCATGGCCCGAACCCTCCGCGTGCATCCGGCGCTCGTGTCCCAATGGGCTACAGGCCGTCGTCCAGTGGCTGCGCGGCACATTCTGGCTATCGAAGCTGCGGCCGGAGTGTCGCGGCATGTGCTTAGGCCGGATGTGTTTGGTGAAGGCGAGGCCGCCGAAGGGCGCCAAGTAACCAGCAGCGGTGCCACCAAGCGCGCGCTGCGCGCCCGGCTGGGCCTGTCGACGGACAAGCAGCTGGCCAAGGTGCTGCAGCTGCCGGTCGAGCAGGTGAGCGGCTGGGCAGATGAGGACATTGTCCCGGCCTTGCCGCAGGTGATGAAGCTGCTTGGGCATCCCGAGCAGCAGGAGCCAGCCAAGCCGGCCAACGACGACCCCGATGCAGACCGCATAGCCCCGATTGAGGTGGCGTGATGGGCTACAGCCGAACCAGGCGCTCGCCAGTCGCAACCACCTCAAATCCGTCTGCGTCGGCATTGACGGCGCTGCCGTCTCCGAGCGTGTGCCTTGCCATCCCCTCGACCCAGCTTGGCCCGTCCAGGTCCGAAGTGTCGATGCGGGTGAAGTGCTTGATGACCCACACCCTGCGGCCGTCCGCGCCGCGAGTCTCGATTTGTTCCGTCTCCATGGAGAACCCCAATGTCTGACCAAACCCCCGAGCAGGCGCGGGAGCACCACCTGTCGCGCATCCGCGAATACGCGGTGCAGCACGACCTCGCTGGTGAGGATATCGCACTGATCTTCAACGCGGGGCTGGCCGCCGCCCGGACCTTGCGGCCCTCGCTTTTCGAACAGGTGGCCACTGGCCGTCTTCCCTGAATTGTTGATCTCCATGGTGCCAATCCTGCGCCACCCGAGCCCAGCCCGAAACCTTGAAACACCGTCCCTCCCAAGGTGACCTCATGACCTGCCGCACATCCGCTCTCAACTGGCTCGACGTTCTTTACAACTCCGTGCGCAAGACGCCCGGCGGTGTGGTGGATGCAGCCGCATTTCTGGCCGACCGTCGTGGGAAGTCGATGCACCCGGAAACCCTTCGCGCGAAGTTGCGTGGGTTGGAGGGTGAGTCGGTGACGATGGAAATCGCCGAGCTGCTCACAGAGTGGATGCAGGAGAAGGCGGGGGGCAGTGATTACGCCCTGGACTGGATGCAGGCGCTGGCCGGGCAGTTCGGCATGGCCGTGGCTACGCTTCCGCCGCCGCCGGAGGGTGGCTGGTCGGACGAGATCGGCGCGATCCAGACGAAGTTGCTGGAGATCACCACGCGGGTGGGGCGCTTGTCTGGCACGGCGGTGGAGGCAATGGCCGATCACCACATCGACAGCGACGAAGCCAAGTTGATGGTGGAAGAAGCCAACTCGCTGATCACGATGGCACACCGGCTGATCCGCAACGTGTCGCGCGCTGCAGCAAAGGGGAGGGTGCGTCGATGAACCATCCCGCTCGCTCCACCGATCCCAGCACCAGCCACGAGGCAGCCAACTACATCGTTGCCACTGGCGTCCAAGGTGACCAGCAAGCCGCAGCAGCTTCCGCCGTGCGTCGCTTCCCAGGCCTGACCAGCCTCGAACTGGCGAACGAGACGGGCATCTGCCGATACGTGCTCGCTCGACGCCTTCCCGAACTGGCCGAAACCGGCCGCGTGTGGCGGGGCCCGAAGAAGCCTTGCCCAATGTCTGGCCGCAGTGCCTGCACCTGGTGGCCGGTGGCTCGGGGCCAGAACATGACGCTGGGGCTCTGACATGTCGACCATCATCATGTCGCAGTGCTGGCCGCTGCAGGGCCTGAGCGTCACGCAGAAGGCTGTATTGATCTCGCTGGCTGACCAAGCCAACGACGACGGCGTGTGCTGGCCGGCGGTGGGCACCATCGCCGCGCGCTGCTGCATGTCGCCGCGCGCTGTCCGCACCGCCATGGATCATCTGGAAGTCGTGGGCCTACTGACCCGCGATCGCAGGTTCAACAGCAGCACTGTCTACAACGTCACCCCGGCCAAGTTCGACAAGGCCGCAGCGCCATCGAAGGGCACTCGCAAGACCGGAAAAGCCGGTACTGCATCGGGCGCAGGTGGTGCGCCCCGTGCAGGGGGGGCGCCCGATGCAGGTGGGGATGCGCCCCGTGCAGGTGGGGATGCAGCGGGCGCAGGTCTGGAGGTGCGCCCCGTGCCGCCTAACCATCATATAACCACCAATGAACCGTCAGAAGAACCGTCATCTCCGGCGGGCCTGTCGGCCGCGCCGCCGGTGTTGGATCCGGAAACGGAGTTGCAGGCCGCATGCAGGGCGACATGGGCGGCATACGCCAGCGCCTACCGCATCCGCCATGGCGTGGCACCGGTCCGCAACGCGAAGGTCAACGCCAACGTGAAGCAGCTGGTGCAGCGGCTCGGGCATGCCGAGGCACCGGCCGTCGCCGGGTGGTTCCTGACCGTCAACGAGCGCTACGTGGTGCAGAACATGCACGACCTGGGCTCGCTGCTGTCGAAGTGCGAGGCCTACCGCACGCAGTGGGTCACCGGCAGGCAGATGACCGCGACCAGCGCCCAGCAGCAGGACGAGACCCAGAGCAACGCCAACGCCGCAGACGAGGCCAAGGCCAAGCTGCGCCAGCTGAGGGGGGCGACCAATGCTCACTGACGCCGAGCAGGATCAGCTGGTGGACATGCTGGCCTCTACTGCCGAGGTCATGGGCGAGAAGATCAGCCCCAACGCGGCGACGTACATGGTGCTGGATCTGGCCAACTATCCGCTGCGCGTGCTGGCTGAGGCGCTGACGGCCTGCCGCCGCGAGGTAAAGGGCCGGCTGAGCCTGGCCGCGATCATGGAGCGCATTGACGACGGGCACCCGGCACCGAACGAAGCGTGGTCTGTGGCGATCCGGGCCGCCGACGAGGCGGTGACCGTGGTATGGACCGAGCAGACCAGGGACGCATGGACGGCGGCGCTGCCGCTGGTCGAGGAGGGCGACAAGATCGCAGCCCGGCAGGCGTTTCTGGAGGTGTACGCCCGGTTGGTGAAGAGCGCGCGCGCTGTGGGTGGCTGCGCCGTCTATCAGCCGTCGCTGGGCCATGACGCTAGTGCCCGCGCCGCAGCGCTGCAGCTGGCGGTGGATGCTGGCCGCTTGGCGCACGAGCAGGTAGCCGATCACCTGGCGCTGCCGCCGGCCACGCCCGCGTTCAATCCGCTTGCCCTGCTGGCTGGCCGAGTGGAGGCGAGCCCGGAAGCGACCGAGCGCACCCGGAAGCACTTGGCCGAAATCGCCGAGCTGTTCGGCCCCGCTCAGGACGCAGCGGCATGAGGCAGGACCACGTCGAACTGGAGGTGCGCCCTGTGTCCGAACCGGTGGCGGTGGCCGGCTGGTATTTGGCCTATGGCTACGGGGTCAAGCCGCTGGTGCTGTACGCCACCCGTGGGGCCACCGTTTGGCGCGATGGTTGCCGGCAGATCCCGATCACCTGGTATGCCGGGCCGATTCCGGAACTGCGCTGATGTGGTCGAACGCACCGCCGCCGACGAAGGAAGAGGCCGCCCGCATCGAACTGGCCAAAGAGGGGCCCTGTATGGCCTGCCTTGTTCGCTATTCGCAAGGCCTCATGGCGAAAAAGCACGTCATGTACGGCTGCGAGTACAACCACGCCAAGTCGGGAAACATCCGACGCGGTCATTTCTTCGGCTATGCGCTGTGCCAGTGGCATCACCAGCGCTACCGCAGAGAACACATAACGCAGAAGCAGATGGTGGCCCGCTGGGGCCCACCCCTGCATTGGTCCAAGAGATTCCACGAGGCGTTCGGATCGGATGACGACCTGATCGCACAGCAGACCTACATCAACGAACTGAGGGCGGCAGCATGAAGGCAACGAAGAAACTGGCACCGAGGTTGAACCCTCAGATCGAGCCCAGGGAGCGGCGGATGGACCACAACACGGTATCCCGTCCCAAGCGAAGGAAGCCCGGCACGCTGGCGGCCGGCCAAGTCGAGACGGTGGAGCAGTTCGAGGCCCGTGGGGGTCAGGTGCAGCGCCTTCCGGCCACGTGGGAGCAGGCAGCATGAGCTATCAGCCATTGCTGCAGAACCTGGTGACCACTTGCGTCGCCGATGGTCGCATTTCGATCAACGTGGCCAGGAGGATCATCGCCGAATCGGAGACGCCGGCGGTGCTGTGGCTTCCCATCGCAGGCGCGCCGCAGAACGGCCAACGGCTGATGCTGTGGGACTCGGTGAGCAAGCGGCCGGTGTTCGGTAGCTGGCGTGGGGAAAACCCGGCGATCACGCACTATGCAGCCGAGCCGGCTGGCCCCGCGGCGGCCTGATGAACGCAACCAAGAATCCGGCGCGACCGCGCGCTGCACGAGCAAACCACCAAGGGGAAGGCGCATGCGAATGAACAATGCACGGGAACTGCTGTCCAGCCGGACGGGCCCAAAGACCATGAGTTTCGACGGCAGCGCTGGCGGCCCGACTACCCAGGAGATCGTGGCTGCACTGGCGTATGTGCCGCACGGGCTGGGGCATGAGCTGCTCCAGGCAATGTGGTGGCCCGAGAGTGGCCAGCGCCGCCGCGAACAGCTGCGCCAAGCCGTCATCGCTTTGGTGGCACCGGAGTTCACCCGCCAGATGCACGAACTGGCCGATGCCCGCACGGAGTTTGGTATCGCCAGGGCCAGCATGGGCTGGTGCGGCGGCATGGTCACCGATGCACAGCGACGCGAGCTGCGCCGAGCAGAGAAGGCGCTGGATGATGCGCGCGCTGCGGCATGGCCTAACAACACGATGGAGCAGCTTGGGGTTCTGGCTGGGGCGGTGATCGCGGAGATGGTCGGGGCATGCGAGTGCGATCGATGCGGCGGCAGGAAGGTTGTTCCAGATCCGGCGGGCGCAGGTGTAGTGAACTGCGGAGACTGCGGCGGAAGTGGCTGCGAGCCCCTGAGTGGCCGAAAGCGCGCCGGTGCCATCGGTGCGGATTGGTCGGCCTACAGCCGGTTCTGGCGACCGGTCTATGAGTGGATGCTTGCCAACTTCCGCACGGCCGAGGCACGCGCTGCACGGCAGTTCAGCAAGGCGCTCACGATGACAGCGTAACGATGACTTCCTAGGTCATCGAAATAGGCGGCAGTCTTGCCACTATCCAATCGCAAGCCCCGGCCCAGCCGGGGCTTTTTCTTTCCTGGGATGCTGTGCTGCAGATCACTCCCCAATAAGCTGAGGCACGAATCCCGTGATCTATTTCGACTTTTCGCATGCGCGCCCACGTGTTGGTTGGCAGCGGCGTGCTTGGGTGCGGCAGTGGTTGTTCAGGCCAACTTGGGACTTCAGCGCGTGGCGCGATTAATGAAGGGAAAGCCCTACGACGGTTGATTTCGCATGTGGGAGCGAACAAGTAATGAGATCCAAGTCATGCAGATCGATATTGCCCATTCGATCTCTTCAGTGCTGAGTTTCACCGGATCCTTTGCACCCGCTCCATGTCCAAGCGGATTTCTCACTCTTGCGAAAATTGACTTGAGACTGTCAACTTGCCATTGCTCAAGCAGTCGCTTTTCCGTTTTACTCGATAGGTTGTCAGTATGGTCGGCAGCTCCACGTTCTTTTCCCGTGGACCATTGCCGTTCGTGCCCAATGACCTTGATAGCACTCTCAAGTGCTTTTGAAGCGTAGAAGGCAGAGTCAGAGGCGCCAGAATCCCGTCTGTCAATTGCATCCTTCATCTCAAGGTCGACATTGATCCACCTCGGGTCGTCAACAAGATCCCAGAAGGGTCGCTCTATCTGTTGTGTTGACAACACATCCTTTGAGATCTGGATAAACCCGTTGTGGTAGTTGAGGGGCGCTGCGGCACGCGAGAACCGAACGTTGATCTCTTGAGTTGCAGTTTCAAGTGTTTTGACATTCTGGTCGTACACATCACCAAAGAAGCGCGGATGCTTACTGACTATCGCTTCCATGCGGCCGTTTCTCTCATGCGCCTCGCGAAACATGAGTTCCACGAAGCTTAGGCGCTCTTTAACAAATACATCAACATCGTCCATGGGAGCAGGGAAGGCGCGAATAAAATTCAGCGCCTGGGAGCGAACCGTGTAAGGCCACCACCTGTTTCCTGACTCGTAATGTGTCGCTGAAAGATTTGTTCGTCCTAGTTCACGACAGAGCTGCGACGAAGCTCGCTCCCAAAAGGGCGCATTGGAGTCATTCGTCTTAGCTGTGGCGATTTCGGGAAAGAGGTCGCTCTCAAGGATCTGAGAGCACTGGATCAATAGCCGTTCTTCCAATCGGGACCATTTGGCCCAAAGAGGGTTTGTCTCGTAACGATTCACGAAAACGTCGCTGAGCACGCTTGGCTTCCCCTGTGGTAATGCCGGAATTGTGCCTGTCTCGCCGCGAAGTTGACAGGTGTGTCGAGCTTACATTCTGAATAACGATGGCGCAGAAGCGCTTAGGCTTTGATCAGGGCGCTTTTCTTTCGCTTGAGACTCAAGCGCCAACATCTATATAGACAGACCGACGCAGTGAACGCGTCCAACGAGAGAATCATGGCTCACATCACCCCACGACAAGCTGGCGGCGTGAACGCCGTGGCCTTTCTCGACATGCTGGCGTGGTCCGAAGGGACGGACAACGGCAAGCAACCC